GTCGAACGCGCGCCCGGTATCCACCCAAACCGCCGTTTTCTGTCCCCAACTACGATTGTATAAATAATTATTGTACCATTGATTTATAAACCGTTGGTTATTTCTTGGAGTACGACCAAAAAACGATTGCCAAAAATTAAAGTAATTGGAGTTCTGCATAATAAACAAAGATAATTTACACAAATTTAATTAATTTTGTTATTGGTATCAATTTCAACACAATGGAAAAACCCTTTAACATATATTCCACAAAGTCGCAAGGCATTGAATTAAAAGACTTGGACGAAGGTTCGCGCAAAGTTGCGTTATACTTGTCGCGCTTTGATGTAATGGACAGCGATAACGATATAATTCGCCGCGGAGCGTTTACAAAATCAATACAAGAACGCGGACCAATGGCCGAAAGTAACCGTAAAATTGCATTTTTACGTTATCATAATTGGGAAATGCCAATCGGTAAATTTACAGAGTTAAGCGAAGATAATAACGGATTATTTGCCGTTGCTAAATTGGGCAATTCGACTTTAGGTAACGACGCGTTGGCGGATTATAAAGACGGTATTATTAACGAACATTCGATAGGGTTTAAATACGTAAAGGATAAAATAAAATTTATCGAGGACGCCACGTTAGAAATGGGCGGATTTTACGAAATAAACGAGGTAAATTTATTTGAAGGGTCCGCGGTAACGTTTGGGGCCAATGAATTTACGCCGGTCGTTGAGGTGGCAAAATCGGAAGGGCGTATCGAAACGTTGGATAAATTAGGATTGGAAATTAATACGGTACTAAAAGCATTAAGAAACGGCCAAGGATCAGACGATCGATTATATAACTTGGAAATGAAATTAAAATATTTAAACGGGCAATTATTAACACTTGCAAAGGCGGAACCGTTCCAAAAACATTCCGCAAAAAGCGAGCCGAAAAACGAATCTTTGCCGTTTAATTGGGGAGCCGTTGCCAAAGGAGTAACGGGCCAATAATTATAAATCAAATCGTAAAAAAGTGAGCGAAATGACAACACAAGACGCAATCGACAAAATTAACGCGTCGATCGAAGAAAAAACGCAAGGGTTCGTAAAGTCGGAGGACTTGCAAGGATTAAAGGACCAATTGGCAACCGTAAAGGAATTGGCCCAAAAGGAAAACGGGGTAAAATCTGAGGACCTGGACGCGGTTAAATCTGCCGTTGCAAAAATTGAAGGTAAAATCGATGCTTTGAAAGAATCGCCAAAACCAAAAGGCCGTTTTAAAAACCTTGGCTCCGCAATTATGGACGCGTTTAAATCAAACGCCGAACAAATTAGCGCATTGAAGGGACAAACAAGCGGAGTTGTAAACCTTGAAGTAAAAGCCGCGGATACAATGACAATCAACGGTAATTACTCAGGCGGAACGGTTGGACTTTCTCAATTGGAAGAAGGATTAACGCGCGTTCAACGTCGCCAACCATTTATGCGACAACTTGTAAACAGTCGCGGTACGGCTTCAAGTAAATTCATTGTTTACACTGAACAGAAAAACCCGGATCCAGGTGTCGCGGGAATGACAGCGGAAGGAGCCGAAAAAACGCAAACGGATTTTGATGTAGTTGAAGTATCAAAAGAAGTTAAGAAAGTAACGGCATACATTAAAGTTTCCAAGGAAATGTTGGCCGACGTTCCATTTATGGAAGGCGAAATCCGAGGCGAACTAATCGAAATTTGTGAATTGAAATTAGATGAACAAATTTTATTGGGTGACGGAGCCGGTGACAATATGGAAGGAATCGACCTAAACGCAACGGCATTTGTTCCAGGATCGTTTGCGGCGGCGGTGCCAAGTGCAAACAATACCGACGTTTTACGCGTTGCAATTGCACAAATTGCCAATAATAACTTTATGGCAACTGATATTTTGTTAAATCCAGAGGACGCGGCGGCAATGGACCTAACCAAAGACGCCGACGGACAATATACGTATATGGCGGTAATTACAATGGACGGCGTTACACGAGTAAAGGCGGTTCCGGTTACTGAAAATCCAGGCGTACCGGTTGGAACGTATTACGTTGGTGATATGACAAAATGTAATTTGCGTATTAGAGAAAATCTAAACATTCAGGTTGGATATGTGAACGACGATTTTACAAAAAACCTTGTTACGATTTTGGCAGAAATGCGCGCGGTAAATTACGTAAAATCAAATCATTACGGAGCCTTTGTAAAAGGAGACTTTGCAACGGATATTGCGGCAATTGACAAATCTTAATTAAGATAATTTAACGGCGGGCGTTACGGCGTCCGCCTAACTAAGTTTTAGTTATGGCAAAAATTGAAAAGAAAGCAACAACGGAAACGGCAAAAAAAGCAACGCCAAAGAAAGCAAGCGCAAAAAAAGTACAAAAGGACCTTGGATTAATTCCAAGAAAACAGTACGCGTTTGTTAGCAATGGAAAGGGGCAAAATATGTCAAAGGACAAAACGTTCAAAGTTTCCGGCCAGGTTGCGCAAATTTTATTCGATAAAGTTTACGGAGAAATTAAAAGGTAATGGCAATTTTAACAATTTCAGATTTTCCAAAAGGTAAATACGAATTGCATACGGGTATGTATGACCAAGCGCGGATCGAAGATTATATCGAAAGATACGAAACGCGTTATTTGGTACAATTATTTGGAAAGGCACTTTACGACGAATTTATTACGGACCTAAACGCCGGAGGCGGAACGCCAACGGAGGCCCGTTTTTTGAAGTTGTGGGAGCCTTTATTCATTGATTGTCCAGGGCGTCACGGTGTAATTCAGTCCGAAGGAATTAAAGAAATGTTAAAAGGGTTTATTTATTACGAATACGTACAAGATTTAATTAACCAAATGTCGTCAATTGGAAATGTTGTTCCGGTTGGCGAAAACTCGGAAAAGGCAACGACGTTATATAATACAATGTTTGCACGTTACAACGAGGCGGTTAAAAGTTGGCGTACTATTCAATACGAAATTTGTTTCGAAAACCCGAGCGAATACCACAATTTCAGCGGTAATCAAAAGTATTTTAATACTTGGTTGTAATGGCGGAGGATATTACAAAGGAGGTACAAGGAATCGTAGATCGAATCAATACGACAATTACGGGCGAATACAATAGTTTAACCGGTAAAACGGAGTATTGTTCAACCGAATGGGCGCGTATTGGTAAGATCGTAAAGGATGAAGCGTTAAACGAATTTAGAATTACGGGAAAAGAGGTAAACGAGTCGTTAACGGCCGAACCATTATTTACGCCCGCGGTTCCGTTGGACGGTTTAACCTTTTTGCCTTCGCCTTTTTATATTACCGGAACAAAAATTGCAACCAACAACGAATGGAAAAAAGTAACGAACGATTTAACCCAAAAAACGCCGTTAATTTGGTTGTTGGAGATAATCCGAAAACAAAAATTTGGGCGGGGCGACGTTCGCGAGTTTTCCGCGGACTTGCGTTTATTTTTCGTTGATGAAACGGACGCGACACAATTTAACACCGAGGACCACCGCCGCGAGGTAGTGGAGCCAATGGAAAAACTAGCGGAATCGTTTTTGGACGTAATACGTAACGATCGATCGTACCCGAGAAGCGTAACCGACAATTACCAATTAAACACGTTTTCGCGTTTCGGCGTTGAAACGGAACAAGGAGTAATCCAAAATATTTTGGATGCAAACTTGTCAGGGGTCGAACTGCAATTTACCCTTGTGAAATACAAAAACAATTGCAAATGTTAATTAATTGAATTACAAAACTTTAAAAACTTTATATTATGGCTATTGGATGCGATTGTAACGCAGGATTAAGCAACACGGGCCGCCCTGGATGCGTTCCGTTATTTAGTATCGTTTCAAGTTTAATTACCGTACCACTTACGGCAAACGATGGAACAAAAAACGCGATTGATTTAAACGCACCCGTTCCAACTTGGGCGGATTTTGTAAACCAAGCGGACGCGTCAAAACGTTGGTTTCCACTTCCGGCAATGGAAAACGTAACCGTTCCAAAAGCGGATACTCAATTCGAGGAGGCGGCAAGCGGACGAATGGCACGACTTCGCCAGGGTAAACGATCTTTGGAGGGTCAATTCTGGGCGGACGATAGTACGCCAACCTTCCATGGTAAATTTGAAAAGTCGCGTTGCGTAGAGTTTGGAGTCTATATCGTTGATATTAACGGAAATTTGATTAGTTCCGAGGTTGA